CAAGTCCCAGCGCGGCGTCGTGCTGCGGCCGACTGGCAGCGGGACGCTGGTGCGGACTATCAGCTTGTCGAGATCGAGGTCCGGCAGGTTCGGGCCGCGAGTGCTGCGCTTGGCCTTGGGGGGGGGCGGCGCTCGGTCGCTCGCGGGGGCGCCGGCACTGAGGGCGGCGCCGGCGGTCCACACGCTGCCGCTGTCGTCGACGGAGCGACCGAAGGCGAGCAGGCCGACGCTGCGGGCGTTGGCCAGACAGGACGGTACCGAGTGCTTCGGGCAGTCGAACTTCTGCGCGATGTCGGCGGTGCTCAGCTCTTCGTCGCGGTGAGCCGCGAAGAAGGCGCAAACGCGATCGGCGAGACTGCCGGACGGGATGGCGAAGGTTGCCGTCATGCCCGCACCTCCCGCGCGTTTGGGAGAGCGTCGGCGCCGAAGACTTCAAGCATGACCCGCTCGACCTCGCCGGCCAGCGCGTCGAGGCTCCCGTCGTTGTGGATCACGCCATCGACAGCGAGCCGTTCGGCGACGGTTTCGCTCGCATGGGAAGCCGTCGACGCCGCGAGCCGGGCGGCGTCGGGGCGATGGACGCCGAGCAGCTTGCCGCCGAGGCTGGCGACCAGCTCGGACTCGTTGGCGAAGCGCACGTCGGTGATGACGTGGAACTTGGCGCCGCGGCCGCGCTGGCTCTCGATCGCTTTGCGGACGACGCCGCTCCAGTAGTCGACGCCGAACTGCAGGCGGCGGAACTCGGTGCCCCAGCGCTGCATGAGCCAGCGCGCTGAGCGCGGCTCGACGATGTCGAGGTCCGCTTCGAGCGCCCACTGCTGGAAGTCGCTGTCCATGCACATCGCGATCGCGAGGGCGGGCAGCGGCGTCTCCTTCGTCGCGCGGTTGGTGAACATGCGCTGGTCGACGCGCCAGGCGTTGGCCAGCTCGCTGCGGAGGGCGTCGGCGAAGGCGATGCTGTGGTAGCCGTGTCGGCGCAACGCCTCGGCGCACGAATCCTTGCCGGAGCCTGGGGCGCCGGTCAGGCCGACCAGGTGGTAGACGCGCGGCGTCATGCCGGCACCGCCTCGGCCGCTGGCACGGGCACGCCGATCGCGGACGACTTCTCGGCGATCGCCATGCGAAGCGCCTGGCCGGTGACGTACTTCTCCCGCAGGTTGAACATGATCACGCCGGGCACGTCGCGATCGGGGCAGGGCGGCAGCTCGGCGCCGAGCATGCGGTGGATGTCGCGCAGGTCGAAGACGACGAACGAGCGCTTGTCGTCGAGCCGCATCGCGCGGTGGAACACGCAGGGCTCGACGCCATCGCAGACGCGGTGGAAGCGGTGCAGCGTGCCGTCGCGCATGGCGACCTCGTGCATGGCAGCGAGCACGACGTGGCGGCCGATGCGGCCGATGATCGTGCGGTCGGTGAGGGTGAGGTTCATGTGGGTCGGGCCTCGTGGTGGGCGATCTGCGGATCGGTGAGCAACGCGGCCGCGCGCTCGGGGGTGAGGGCTTCGAGCGCGTCGCAGCGCCAGGCGCGCAGTTCCTGGTGGGCGATGTCGAAGTCGAGGCCGCGGAAGATGGCGATCACCGCGGCGCCGGGCACCAGGCGCTCGGCCAGGCGCTCGAGCGCGACGATGTCGGTGCTGGTGCGCAGCACGACCAGCGGCAGGCGTTGATGACCAGAGCGCGACGGCTGCTCGATGTGGACGAACAGGTGGCCGACCTGGCCGCTCGGCACGATGCGCAGCTCGGCGCGACGCAGCAGGCGCGCGGTGATGGCGAACTTGACTTCGTCGAGCTGCGGTGCGGGGTCGATGCCGAGCAGGCCGGGCTGCTCGGGGGCAAGCAGGGCGCTCATTGCGGCTGCGCCGTATCGAAGACGTCGAGGACCGTCATGCCGGAAAACGCTACCGGCTGCAGGTCGCCGAAGTCGTCGACGACGCAGTGCGCGTGGACGTGCCACCCGCCGAATTCGCCAAGCGCGCCGGTGACGTTGGCCAGGTACATCCCCGGGCGGCAGAACCCTAGGTGCCGGAAGACAGAGAAGCAAGCGTTGGTACTCACAGCGGCCACCCGTGGGCGACGAGCGTCGGGCTGAGCACGGCGAGCGTGGTCGCGCCGATGGCGATGCTGGTGGCGATGAAAGTGACGATGTCCCAGCGGCGCAGGCGCCGCCCTTCGCGCATGCCGTCGTCGAAACCCTGCAGGCGAGCGATGGCGATGGCCTCGAGCTGGCGGGCGCGTTCGGTGATGACAGAAGCGGCGTGCGCTTCGTCGCGCTTGGCGGCCTGCTGGCGCCGGATGTACGCGACGACGGCTTCCCCTTCACCTTTGTCAGCGCCGGTTCGTCGCACGTCGACCAGGCGGAAGCGGCGCGGCGAGCCGGGCAGCGGGAGCGGCAGGTCGAACTCGCCCTCGGTGGGGAAGTGCGCGAATTCGAGGGCCATTTCGCTGTCGGGCGGGTAGGCGACGACGGGTGGCCGGGGTGGCGTGGGCAACATGGTGGTGTGCTCCGGTTGTGCAGACGTTTGGACTCAGGAGGGCTGGTAGACAACGGGGCTGCCGGGCAGCGCGCTCGGATAGACCCGGCGCTCGAAGAGAACGCCCTCGGGCCGGCATGTCGTGAAGCGCATGTGCTCGCAGGTGTGCACCGGGTGGCCGGTGACGAGGTGCACTTCGAAGCTCGGGTGGTTGCACCAGCTGGTCGTCTGCGTCGCGTGGACGTGGGCGCAGTCGCGGCACTTCGGCAGCTTCCGGCTGGGGTGTGCGGCGAGCGCCGCTTCGATCGCGAGGGCGACCTCGACGCCTTCCATGGGGGACAGCGGCGGCTTGCTGCTTTCGATCCGGGACGGGATCGAGCCGACCTGTGTGGCCTTCATGGCGTGGCCTCGATCGCGAGGACCATGGGGTGGCCGAGCCAGTGCGGCAGGTCGGGCACGTAGTCGACCTGCGATACGCTCGCCGGCCGCACGACCACTTCGAGGGACGCTCGATGAAGATCTACAGCAGCTTCGCGTTCGGCGCCGGCGTGGCCGAGCGGCTCTTCGTGTTCGACACGCTCGTCGACGGCCGCGGCGTCAAGGTCGCCGTGGTGGAGTCGCCGGATGGCGGCTTGCACGTCGACGAGGATGGCCAGCGTGCGCTCGACATGCTCGGGCGCGACGACGAAACCAACCAGGTGCGGGCCGGGGTGCACCTTGTGCCAGTCGCCAGCAGCGCGAGCGCGGGCCAGCGCGTCCGCGTATGCCTGAAAGCTGCGAAAGCTGGTGACGCTCTCGTGTTCTTCGGGCGGGATCCCGCCTGTTGCCAGGCGTTGCTTGGCGCGCTCCGCATCCAGCTCGGGGCTGGCGGGCCGCGTCAGTAACTCGGGGGGTCGATCCATGTTCGCTCCAGACGCCCGGGGTGGGCGGCGGAGCGAATTAAATCACTTGGTTTAAGACATTGTCAACCAAAAGATTTATGTGCTCGCCGGTCACTTCACGGCGTACATGAAGTCGCGCAGGTTCGTGCATCGACGCTTCCAGGCCGCGGCCGTTGCGGCCTGGCCCTCGTCGCCGATGAAGATCATGGCTTCGCGATTCATGCCGCCAAAGCCGTTCCTGGCTCTATAGCTGCTGCAGACCACCGTTGCGTCGTCACTCACGCCCATCGACTCGAACTGCAAGGAATCAGGTTCGCGGGCGCGCGATTTCAGATAGGCGGCAACGCTCGTCGCAGCTTGATAGCGCTTCATGTCCGCGGCGTCGGCCGCAACGCTCGCGGCGGCCGGCTTGGCGTCGCTCGAACCCGCGCGGGCGGAAGGAGAGTTCGCCGCCGAAATGACGCCGCTGGCAACGGCGATGGTGAACAGGCCTCCGAACACCCAAGTGAAAAGAGAGGTCGGTTTCCGGCGTCGGGCGCCGCAGCGCGGGCATGCTAAAGCCTTGGTGCTGATCTGGGTCTTGCATTCGGTGCAAGCGGTCATGGCCATGCTCGACTCCCTGTTACACGCGCCGCCGATAGCTCCGGTGCTCGATCATGACGCCGGCGACACTGGCGCCGTCGTCCGCCGAGTTGAGCGGCTGGTAGTGCTGATTGACGGCGAACGCCTCAAAGATGTATGCCGTCTTCGGTCGAAAGACGCGCACGAAGTGCTCGTTGCTGGGCAGTCGAACCAAGATCACGTCGCCCGCCCTCGGCACCTCAGTCGGGTCGACCAGTACGTGGTCGCCGCGCATGATGTTCGGGGCCATGGAGTCGTCATTCATCTCGACGAACTTGGCCCTAACGGACGCGATGGCGTGGCTATCCAGATGCGGCGCGCTCGCGGAGATCGCTGGATTTTCGGTCTCAAGCATCGTCGGAAGCTGCTCCCACGCCAGCAACGGGAAAGAACGCGCTTCGATGCTAGCAATGTTGCGGGATGTAATCAGTCCATCTGATTGACTACGGGTTTCCGCTAGGGATGCGCCGGCGATCACGTCGCTCCGGTCGTCCAGAAAGTAGGGATGCAACTTGAGCTTGGTCTCGATGTCCCTGGCGAGCTCTTCGCCGATCCTCCGGGTTGTGGACCATGACCGGATCTGTTGGGGCGACCTGCCTACCTGTCGCGCAAGCTCGGAGTCGCTCCAGCCCTGTGCCTTTTGATAGGCCTTGAGCCTTGCCAGTCGGATGAGGTGCTCGCGCATCACTGCGGATTGCACCAAGCGGTTTACAGCAGATGGTTTTGACTTGTCTTGAATCATTTGGTTTAATCCGGGCCGATGGACCTACGCGAATTGCTGCGACCTCTCACCACCGACGAGCTGGAAGGCTTCGCAGTTCGGGTGGGCACGACTGTCGGTCACCTGAGGAACGTCGCCTACCGACAGCGCACTGCATCGGCCGCGCTCGCGATGCAGATCGAGATCGAAAGCGCGGGCGTCGTCACGCGGCGGGACCTTAGACCGCGAGATTACATGTTGATCTGGCGCGACCTCCGAGAGCCGGACGAAACGCCGGCCATCCAAGAGCAAGCCGAGCGGGCCGCCCATGTCGATTGACCCATCCGCACCGCAAAGCATCTGGACGGAACTGGAGGCGGCCGAGCGGCGGGCGGCCGGCAAACGGTCGCGAGACGAGCGGTGGCGGCAGCTCGCCGTGCATGGCACGGACGATCCGGTCAGACGCGCCGCGATACGGCTTCGAAAGCAGCGGCGAGAAGCCTCGAGGTGGCCTCGGTGCGTGCAGGGACCGAGGTATTGATGCGTGTACGCAGCGCCGCGGTCAGCTTGGGATACCCGATGGCCTCGCCGAGAACCATCGCGATCTCGACCAGGCCGTCCTCGATCTGCAGCGCGTGTTCGTCCATCGCGCGGCGAAAGAGGTCGGTGTCGACCCGGGTCAGTTCCAGTCGACGGGTCGGCGGCTTGGGCTTCATGGGCGTCCTTATGCATGGTGGTCGGAGTGATGAAAGAGTCAGTGGCTAGGCCGTAGCTCTTGGTGGTCAAGAGCAAGCCGAGCACACATAACGCTGGGGGCCGCGGAGGCGGCGAGAAGATGCAAAAGACAGACGACGCCGCCGGCGACCCGGCGACCAGCGGGCGCGCGCTCACGATGCAGACCCGACTACGCATCGAGCTCGACGCGACGCCTTTCGAGGCGGCGCTGTCAGCGCTTGCCGAGTTTGCGGATCGACGCCCGGAAATCGTCGAGCGCGCGTTGAGCCTCGGCGATGCCCTCGGTGAACTTGGTCGTATCGACGGTGACGGAGGCGCCGCAGCCGCCGCAGGTGTAGTGACCGTGCGCCTTGAACCATCCGATCGCCTGCGTGAACTTCTCGCCGCATTGCGGGCAGGGGAGGCTGACGGTGTGTGAGTCGGCATTGAGTTCCATGGGCGCTCCTGCCGTAGGCAGTGGAGTTGTGGTGACGGCATTGCAGCACGTCGTGGCGCGCCCGCCCATCCTCTCGAAGTAGGGCGAATCGGTGTGTTGGCATGCCCGCACTGTCGCCTTGGCTCAACTGGTAATTCAAGGGGTAACCCGATGACGGAGCGGTGCAAACAGGGGGTTCTCCCCCTTCTGGGGGGCGTCGTCCAGGCTCAACGCCTGGTAGTTCCGCCGGAGTTCGTTGCGGGGTTGAAGTCGTATCGGCATGCGTGCCGGATGGCGTGGAAGCTGCGCACGTTGCGCAACCTGCAGCGGCGCACGCTGGCGGAGTTCTCGGGCGCCTATGCGCCGCACGTGACGGAGTACTTTGCGCTCGACGAGCGCAAGCGGGAGTTGCCGGCGCGACACATCGCGGCGGTCGAGGCGGTGCTGGGCAACACGGTGATCAGCCAGTACGTGGCCATGCATTCGCAGCGGACGTTCGACGAGCTGCACGCCTTGCGGAGCGCCGCCTGATGCGGCCGCCCGGCGACATCCGCAAGGCGATCGACCAGGCAGCGCGCGAGTTGGCGATAGAGCGGGACGCGGCGACCTGGCGCGACATGGCGGAGCGGGCGAACGTGGGCTATCTGACGGCACGGCGCACGGTGGAGAACATGGAGCGCGCGGGCGCGCTGCAGCGGGTGGGCTCGGAGAAGCGCGAGCATTCGCGGCGGTGGATGGCGCTGTATGCGCCGGTGCCGGCGCCGGGGTTGGCGCCGAGCGCATCGTGCGCGCCGGCGCTGGCGATCGACGCCGCGGTGCGCGGCTGGGTCCGTCGTTAGAGCCGGCCGCAGTGTCGACACCGATCGACTTCGTGGCGCTGGCTGCGGCGCTGCTGGACCGCGCGCCGGCGCTGGTCGCGCAATGGCTGCCGCAGGGCATCGAGCGCAACTGCCGCTGGTATGTCGGCGACTTCGACGGGTCGCCGGGCGAGAGCGCGAACGTCAACCTGCAGACTGGCCAGTGGATCGACAACGCCGCGCCGGACGAGGACAAGGGCGGCGACCTGATCAGCCTCTATGCGCGGATCCGCGGGCTGAACAACGGCCAGGCGGCGCGCGAGCTGATGCGCGACCTCGGATGGGAGCGACAGCAGGCGTCTGCACAGCCTGCCGGCATTAACGCGGCCGGGCCGGATCGGCCGGAGCCGCCGGCGCCGGAAGGCGATGCGACGCCGGCCGCGAAGCCGGCGCGGCGCGAGCAGCGATGGAAGCCGGTCGTGCCGGTACCGGCGCACGCGCCGAAGCCGGAGTTCCGCTTCGGCTTCAAGAATTCGAAGACGGGCGACTGGCTGACGCTGGACGCTGTGCGCACCTGGGCGTACGAGTTCGAGGGCGCGCTGTACGGCCACGTTGCGCGGTTCGAGCGCATCGCCTCGGACGGCACGCTGGTGAAGGACACGGTGCCGCTCACCTGGTGCACGGACAGCTCGGACGGCCGCGGCTTGCAGCGGTGGCACTGGAAGAGCTGGGATGCGCCGCGGCCGCTGTATGTGCCGGCGACGTTGCTGGCGGGCGACCCGTCGACGATCCCGGTCGTGGTGGTCGAAGGCGAGAAGTGCGCCGAGGCCGGGCACCAGCTGCTCGGGCACGAATTCGACTTCGTGAGCTGGCCAGGCGGGTGCAAGACGTGGGCGATGGCGCATTGGGGCTGGTTGATGGGCCGCACGGTGTACCTGTGGCCGGACTGCGATGCGCAGCGAAGCCGGCTGACGAAGGAAGAGCGCGAGGCCGGCGTCGACCCGAAGACGAAGCGGCTGTTGCCCGAGGCTAAGCAGCCGGGCATGCAGGCGATGGTGAACATCGGCTCGCTGCTGGTCGCTGACCAGGGCTGCACGGTGCTGATGTGCGGCATACCGGCGCCGGGCGCGAAGCCGGACGGGTGGGACATCGCGGACGCGATCGCCGAGGGCTGGGACGCGGCCAAGGTGCGGGACTTCATCCGAGCCGCGACGCCGTTCGTGGCGCCGGACGACGCGGCACGCGCCAAAGCCGGATCGGCTCAACCTTCGGCTGGCGCATCCGTCGCGACCGAAGAAGGCGGCGACGACGAGCCGAACGTGAAGTGGCGCAAGCACCTGCTGACGACGGCGCAGGGCGCGATCGGCGCGGCGCGGGAAAACGTGGCGCTGGCGCTCGATGGTTGGCCGGAGCGCGGCATACCGGGCATCGCCGAGGCGGCCGGCGTATTGGCGTTCAACGAGTTCACGAACAACGTCGAGAAGACGCGCGACACGCCGTGGGGCACGCCGGCCGGCGCCTGGCTCGAGTGCGACGAGCTGCTGATGGGTCAGTGGCTGGTGCGCGACCACTGGTTGCCGAGCATGCCACGCACGACGCTCGAGGAAGCGGTGCTGATGGTGGCGCAGCGGCACGCGTTTCATCCGGTGCGGCAGCGCGTGGAAGCGATGCGGGGCAAGCACGACGGCTTGCCGCGTTTGAAGACGTGGCTTCGGCGATGCTGCCTCGAGGAGGACGAGTACGACGCGCGCGATCCGCTGCAGCGCTACCTGGCGCGGGCGGGCAAGTGGTTCATCATGGCGATGGTGGCGCGCGTGCTACCGCAAGTGAAGGAAGGGCCGCGCATCGTGCGCGGGCCGGGCACGAAGTTCGACTACATGTTGATCTTCGAATCGCCGCAGGGCTGGGGCAAGTCGACGCTGGCCGCGGTGTTGGGCGGAGAGCACTTCGCCGACACCGGATTGATGATCGGCGACAAGGACAGCTACCAGAACATCCAGGGCATCCTGGTGTACGAGTGGGGCGAGCTGGAGAACCTGTCGCGTCAGGAAGTGACGAAGGTGAAGCTGTTCATCAGCTCGCCGAAGGATCGGTTTCGGGCGAGCTTCGATCGGCGGCCGCGGGACTATCCGCGCCAGGTCGTGTTTGTCGGCACGACGAACGAGGCGACGTACCTCACTGACGTTACGGGCAACCGGCGGTTCTGGCCAGTGCGCTTGACGCGGCCACCGGACAACGACTGGTTGCGTGCCAACCTGGACCAACTGATCGCCGAGGCGATCGATTGCCTGGATGCGGGCGACCGCTTCTGGCCGACGCGCGAGGAACAGCGGCTGCTATTCGATCCGCAGCAGCAGGCGCGCACGGTCGAGAGTTCGCTGGAGTCGTCGATCCGGCGTTTCCTTTACGACGAAGACCAGCATGTGCCGCCGATGAAGCGCAATGGTGCGCACGTCGACGAGATCGGCATGGTGGAGATCCTGGAGCGCGTCGGCTTCACGATCGACAAGCAGTCGGACGCGGTCGTCAAGAAGGCCGGCCAGCTGCTGAACAGCCTGGGCTGGTCGATCCGGCGAACGAGCCTGCCAGGCCGGCCGCGCGTGTACGTGCGGCCGAAGGATCGAACCGAGGCCGATGCCGGCGACGCCGGCGCGAGCCCATCTTCAACGCGCCCACCGCAGGGTGCATCCGCAGGCGAGGTCGAAGATGACTTCCCGTTCTGACCAGCGAAGGCGTTGCGGCGCCGAAAAGGTCAGCGGCGTCGCGACGGTGCCTATGTGAAGGGTCGCGACCAGGCGCGCCTGGATCTCGGCTGTCCGCGTGTCCGCGTTCTGGCATTGACCCTTGGCATCTTTCGAATCGATGAAGCCGGGGCTGGCCGGCGGAGCCACGTCGGCACGGTCGAGCATCCGGGCCAGATGCGTGGGCAGGCGAGCGAGCAGGTGCGCCCGGGCGCGCGCGGCCGAGCCCTCGAATGCTTCACCTCTCCATGAAAGGACTTGGACAACATGGACAGAACCGATTCAGCGAACCGATTCAGCTGGCTGCCGCGGGAAATGCCGGGCGTGGCGAGGTTGATGAAAGAGAAGCGCGCAACGCTCGGCGAGGCGCATGTGCGCGAGTGCTGGCGCCGCGGCGTGATCGAGCGCGAGCCAGGGTGGTTCTATGCACGCGAGGGTGCGATCGCGATCGGCGTACTCGGTCCGTCACCGGAAGTGGCGGCTTTTGCGACGATGCAATTGACGGCCGAGCAAGTGCTGCTGGTGTTGCATGAACCGGAGGTGGCGAATGGCGCGCATTGAGGACATCGAGCGCCGGTTGCAGAACTGGGCGCGGTGGAAGCACGGCGCTGGTTCGGGTGGCTTGGGATTCAGCGCCGGCGGCGGGACGTTCGGAGGCGGCAGCGGTTCTCGATATCGAGAGGCCGTCGTGCCGACATCCGACTGCGAAGCGAGCGATACGGACCTGGCCGTCAACGACTTGGAGGCGCGGCTGCGACTCACGGTGTGCCAGGTCTATCTGACAGGCGACAGTCCGGCGATCGACGCTGCCATGCTCGGTTGCACCGAGTCGGCCGTGAAGGCTCGCATCTGGCAAGCGCACGCGCGCATCGAAGCATGGTTCACCGGTCGAGAGGCCGCACGGCGTGCAGAGCGCGATCGCGTCGAGGCCCTGCAGCGTCGCGCCGGAGCCGGCTGAAAGGAGTTCTACGGAATATCCTTTTTCGGTACATTTCAGGCAATCTGGTTCAAGTCACGAGGTTGACGAGAACCGCTTCACCGAAAGCCGCCCTGACCAGGCGGCTTTTTTGTTGTCTGATCAAAGGAGGTCGATCATGTCTCGAACCGTTCTCGCGGCGCTGACGCTCACTGCCGTCGCTGCTGCATCGTTGGCGCGGCCGGCAGTCGGCTACCTGTTGACCTTGACGCCGGCCGACGGCACGACGCCGATCACGGCACAGGCGCCGCTCGATGCCACGTCGATCAGCTGCAGCGTCCCGGCTGGCACGTACACCGGCTCGGTCGCGGTGGTCGACGACAACGGCACGCCGTTGGCGCCGGCCGTGAGCGATCCGAATCCGCTGGTCGTGACCGACACGTCGGTGGTCAACGTCAATGTGCCTGCGGCGCTGGCTCTGTCGGTTGCTTGAGGCATTGCGCTGCCGCTGTTGCGGGCAGCGCGTGTGCCTCGTGCCGGCGTCTTTGACGTTGCTCGTTGTCCCTGATCAAGCGAAGTAGGGCGCGCATGGAAATCGCCGTCCGCACGAACATCGCTCAGGTGCTCGCTCGCATGAACGGGTACAAGGCCGATGTGGTTGCCAAGGCGATACCGCGTGCGTTGAATCGCACTGGCGACATGGCGCGGACGCAGACATCGCGCGTCATGCGAAGCGATGGCTACAACTTCACGGTGAGTGAGATCAAGCAGGCGATCTCGATCGTGAAGGCGAGTGCAGGGCGCATGGTCACGACGATCAAGACCAAGCGCAACACGAAGAGCCTGATGGCATTCAGCCCGCGCCAGTCGAAGGCCGGCGTGACGGTGAAAGTGCACGGCAAGCCGAAGTTGATCAAGGGTGCGTTCATCGCCCAACGGCGCAACGGCACATCGGGCGTGTTCGTCGAGGATAAGGCCGCAGGCAAGATCGTGTTGCGCTTTGCCAAGCAGTACAAGCGCGGCAGTCGTGGCGGGTGGCATGACTTCCCTGCGCGCAAGCTTTATGGACCGAGTGTTGGTGGCGCGGCTGCCAATGCACGCATTCAGGACCTGATGGGCCGCTTCATCAGCGAGACGTTCAGCGATCGACTCGCGCACGAGATCGCCTACCTGTCGCGGTGAAGGCGTCTGCACACGTCGGCGCTGCGCCCTATGGACGACGCCCATAGTGTGCCGCCACGCAGAAACCATCGCCGGCCCTCTGAAAAATCCAGGGTCCTTCTCGCCCGCAGAAAACGCGCAGTCCACGACCCCGAAATTCGTCTAGTTTTGGGGGTGGTTGGGGGGCTATAGATTGGGATGGTGATGGCGACTCAGACGGAGATCGGACGGCATCTCGATCTGAGCCAGCCGGAAGTCAGCAAGCTCGTCGACGAGTTGGGCATCGACTGGCGCAACGAAGAGCTGTCGGTGATACGCGTGGCGTACATCCGAAGGCTGCGCGGCGCGGCTGCTGGCCATCGGACCGAGGACGGCCAGGACCTGGTCCGCGAGCGCGTGCTGACGGAACAGGTCGATCGCGAGCTGAAGCAGTTCCAGCTTGCGGAGAAGAAGGGCCAGCTCGTCAACCTGGCGCAGCTCGAGCCCGAACTCGCGCAGATGGTGGGCGCCTGGAAGACCGAGGTCCAGGGCCTGCCCGACAAGATCAAGACCGAGCTGGATGCGCTTCACGGCATCGATGTAGATCTGCAGCTCCTCGAGGAACACGTCAATGCAACCTTCAGCCAGCTCGCTCGATACGATCCCGAGCGTGCGGGCACTGCTGCGCCGGCTGGCCATGCAGATGGCGCCTCGGCGCAAGATGACGACGACGCAGTGGGCGCGGGAGCGCAGGCGCATGTCGGCTAAGTCCACCGCCATGCCGGGCAAGTACAACCCGGACATCACGCCGTGGGTGATCGGCATGCACGAGGCGCTCGACGACCCGGCGGTCTTCGAGGTGGTCGGCCGCAAGTCCGCGCAGATCGCCTGGACCGACGGCGTGCTGCTGAACCACATCGGCAAGAAGATCGACCTCGAGCCCTGCGCGATGATCGTCATGTTCGCGAAGGAAGGTTCGGCCAAAGCATTCGATCGCGAGAAGTTCACGCCGATGGTCGAGGTCACGCCGTGCCTGGCCGAGAAGATCCCCGTGCACAAGGTGCGCGACCGGAACAACAGCTGGGACTACAAGGGCTTCCCTGGCGGCTTCCTGAAGCTGGTCGGCTCGAACAGCGCGGACTCGGTGAAGTCGACGCCCGCTTCATTCGTCGCGGTCGAAGAACCTGACGACAGCAACCGCAACGTCAAAAACCAAGGCGACACGATCACCCTGCTGCGCGAACGCTTCAAGACCTTCGCGCGTCGCAAGATGGTCTTCGGCGGCACGCCGACGATCGAGGGGTTCAGCGCGATCGACGCGGCGTACAAGGGCAGCGACCAGCGCGAGTTCTGGGTGCCGTGCCCGCACTGCGGCGAGTTCCAGGTGCTCGTCTGGCAGAACGTGAAGTGGACGAACGAGCCGACCGTCTCTCACGAGGTGTATGGCCATGCGCAGCCGGAGTCGGCGCGCTACCAGTGCCCGCACAACGGCTGCCTGTGGACCGACGCCGAGAAGAACCGCGCCGTGCGCAAGGGCCAGTGGCGTGCGTCGCAACCGTTCCACGGCGTTGCGGGCTTCTCGATCAACGAGCTCTACAGCCCGTTCCCTGGCTCGGTGCTGGCGCGCCTGGTCGAGAAGCGGCTGCAGGCCGAGCACGCGCTGGCGCAGGGCGACGACACGAAGATGCGCAGCTTTCGGAACAACACCGAAGGCCTCGCCTATGCGTACAAGAGCAACGTGCCCGATCGCAGGGCACTGCGCGAGCGGGCCGAGGACTATGCCGAGCTGACGGTGCCGCATGGCGGCGTCGTGCTCACCTCCGGCGTCGACGTGCAACACGATCGGCTCGCCGTCATCATCCGCGCCTGGGGCCGTGGCGAGGAAAGCTGGCTCGTGTGGTGGGGCGAGATCTTCGGCCGCACGCTCGTCGTCAAGTGGAACGACGACGGTTCGCTCGATCGCGAGGCTTCCGGCGCCTGGGGCGACCTGGACCAGTTGCTGACCAGCGCCTTCCCCCACGCCGGCGGCGCGCCGCTGCGCATTCGCGCGGCGACGATCGACTCGGGCGACGGCCAGACCATGGAAGCGGTGTACGGCTATGTGCGTCGTCGGCTCAGCCGCGGCTTCATGGCCGGCAAGGGCGAGTCGCACGACCCGAAGCGCGACGTGTTCTCGCCGCCGAAGCTCAGCATCGACACCAAGGGCAACCACCGGCCGCATCCGTCGGGCGTGAAGCCGTACATGGTCGGCACGCAGGTCGCGAAGGACCTGATCCTCGGCGTCGACGAGCAGGGCGGCCGCATCAAGCTTCGCGGCCGCGGGCCCGGCCGCATGCACTGGTACCGGACCGTGCGGCCGGACTATTACGACCAGCTCACCGCCGAGGTCAAGGTGCCGCACAAGACCTTGCGCGGTCGCTTCGTCTGGGCCTGCCAGGCCGGCCGGCGCAACGAGGCACTCGACTGCGAGGTGTACTGCCTGCATGCCGCGCGCAGCCTGAAGATCAACCTCTGGCGCGACGAGCGCTGGGACGCGGAAGAGGGCGCCATCAACCAGCCGGCGTTGTTCGGCGAGTCGGCGGCGCCGGTCGCGACGCTGCCGGCGTCCGTGCAGACGCCTGCACTCGAAGCCGAGCCCGCTGCGGCCATCGAGACGGCGCAGACCGCGCCCGTACCAGTCGCCGCGGCTCCGGCGGCGCCAGTCCGGCGCGAACCGGTGACGCGCCCGAGCGGCATGCCGCGCTCCGGCGGCTGGTCCGCGAAAAAGTGGTGACCCGATGAACATCTTCTCGACACTGACCCAGGGCGACAGCGCGACCTGGCCGGATGACCCGTGGACGCTCGACGACGGCACCGTCGCCGACTCCGACCTGTGGACGCTGACCTACGCGCTGCGCGGGCCGTCGAAGCTGGACATCGTGGCCGTGCCGCAGACGGACGGCACGCCGGGCTGGCAGAGCACGGTCGCGATCGCGGACACCGCGGGACTCGCGCCAGGCCTCTACACCTGGTCCGCTGCGATCGCGCAGACCGGCCAGCGCATCACGATCGGCAACGGCCAGCTCACCATCACGCCGGACCTGACGCAGATCAACACGGCCTATGACGGCCGCACGCCGGCGCAGATCGCGCTCGCCGATTGCGAGGCCGCGATGGCCACCTTCAACGCCACCGGCGGCAAGGTCAAGAAATACGAGATCGCCGGCCGGACGATGGAGTTTCAGGACTTGGCCTCGTTGATGTCGTTGCACAGCTTCTGGCAGATCAAGGTGCTCAACGAAGGCACGTCCGACTCGATCGCCAACGGCCTCGGCAACCCGCGCAATCTGTTCGTCCGCTTCGTGAGGCCTTGCTGATGCGACCCTTCGAACGGCCTTTCTTCCAGAGCGCAAGCCGCGCACCGGCGCTGCCCACCGGCGCGGTCGTGCCCGACCTGGCCGTGAAGCGCAGCCTCGTGCTCGACAAGTTCGTCGCGCAGCGCGCGCAACAGCGCGGCGCCGCCGTCCAGCGCGATCGGCTGCAGCAGCAGGCACGCAGTTACGCCGGTGCGGAGTTCTCGCGGCTGACCGGCGACTGGACCGCGATGGGCACCAGCGCCGACAGCGAGATCCTCACCTCGCTGCGTGCATTGCGCGCCCGCTCGCGCCAGCTGGTGCGCGACAACCCGTTCGCCAAGCACGCGGTTCGCCTGATCACGAACAACGTGATCGGCCAGGGCATCGGGCTGCAGGGGCAGGTGAAGAGCGGCCGCGGCAAGCTGCAGACGGCGGTGAACGACAGCATCGAGAACGCGTGGGCCGACTGGTCGTGCAAGGCGACGTGCCACACGGCCGGCCTGCTCGGCTTTCCGGAGATCGAGCGGCTCGCGATGGTGCAACTGGTCACGGCCGGCGAAGTGATCATCCGCAAGATCCGCCGGCCGTTCGGCAGCGGCACGATCCCGCTCGCGCTCGAGGTGATCGAAGCCGACCGGCTGCTCGATGCATGGCAGACCGCACGCGCGCCGAACGGCAACGCGATCCGCATGGGCGTCGAGGTCGACAGCTGGGGCCGCCCGGTCGCGTACTGGTTCTCGCCGCACCACCCCGGCGACTACCAGTTCGCGACCTTCGAGCCGTCGAAGTACCTGCGCGTCGACGCCGCGGACATCATCCACCTCTACATCGTCGAGCGTTGGCCGCAGACGCGCGGCGAGCCGTGGTTCCACGCGGTCGTGCGCAACCTGCACGACCAAGCCGGCTACGAAGAGAGCCTGATCGTCAAGTCGCGCGCGGCGGCCAACATCGTCGGCTTCATCCGCAGCCCCGAATTGACAACCGGCGACGGCGTGCAGAACGGTCGACAGATCGTCGACACCGAGCCGGGCACCTGGACCAAGCTGCTGCCGGGCGAAGACGTCGCCGGCTTCAACGGCATGACACCGGACCCGTCGGTCGAGCCATTCCTGCGCTACATGCTGCGCAAGATGGCGGTCGGCGTGGGCACCAGCTACGAGAGTCTCAGCCGCGACTACAGCCAGAGCAACTATTCGTCGAGCCGCATGGCGCTGCTCGACGACCGCGACCTGTATCGCGTGCTGCAGGGCTTCGTCATCCGCAACCTGCGGTGGGACATCCACCGCGAGTTCCTCGATGCCGCCGTGCTCGTCGGCAAGGTCAAGGCCGGCGCCGACTACTACTCCAACCCGGCCAAGTACCAGGCCGTGAAGTTCAAGCCGCGCGGCTGGAGCTGGATCGACCCCCAAAAGGAAGTCGCCGCCTACAAGATGGCCGTGCGCAACGGTTTCATGACGCAGGGTGACGTGATCGCGCAGACGAGTCCCGACAGCGATGTCGAGGACGTGATGAAGAACCGCCGCGAGGAACTCGACATGGCGGCCGAGCTCGAGCTCGTCTTCGACAGCGACCCGCTGCAGGTCAACGACAAGGGCCAGGCGCAGCCGCTGCCGGCGGCGACCGAGGTCGAGGGCGGCAAGGCCGAGGGCGAGCCGCCGGAGCCAAATCCGAGCGCGCCGGCAGAGCCTGGTGCGGAAGACACATCCAACGACAGGGATCAGCAATGAGCTTGCAAATCAACATGAACGCCGGCGCGTCGGTCAATGGCGGCTTTGGCATCGGCGTCATGACTTCGGCCGGCAATCCCTGGACGGTGCCCGATACGCTGGCGCAAGAGTTGGTAAACCGCGGCGTCGCGACGGCCCTAAGTTTTCCCGCAGCGTCCGGCTCTGGAAGTTTGACAGCGCAGCAGGCGCTGGCGGCCGCAACCTATGGCAGCAGGGGACGCACCACGCTCGTGACGATGGGTGACAGTCGTATGGCCCACGCGTTCGGTACCGGCTTCGAAGGCCATGGCGCGATCGTTGGAGCCGTTCTGACAATCGACAGCGTCAACGTGGGCGCGCTGGCAGTCGGCATGGCAATTTACGGGGTCGGCGTGCCGCAGGGCAACAATATCTCCGGAGCCGTAACGATCTCTTCATTTGGCACGGGCACTGGGGGAGTAGGAACTTACAACCTCAGCGCAGCGGTGCCAGTCAACCTGGAATCAGTGCTGATCACTGGCAGTGGAGTCAATTTCTGGGATCAGTACGGGTATCTGACACCGCTCAATGCGATGCTCGGGCAGCGATTCAACGTCATGGCCAACTATGCCGTGACAAGCTCGACGATTCAGAACGCCATCGACTATCAGTTGCCTTTGCTGCTGCAGATGCCGACAAAGCCGAACGTGGTCTGGATAGATGACGGTTACAACGATTTCAATGCCGGGCGCACCGCCGCGAACATGCTCCCGCTCTACAGCGGCCTGCTCGACTCGATCCTGGCGCTTGGCGTGACGTTGCTCGTCTCACTGGACGCGCCAGGCAATCTGACTGCTGCCAATCAGGTGCAGCAGCAGATCTTCAACTCCGGCCTGGCGGCATTGGCTCATAAGCGCGACAGGCTCTTCGTCCTGGACGCGTACAGCCCGGTCGTCGGCACGACTGCGGATGGCACCAAGGGCAACATGCTGACCACACTGGCTGCCGGCGATTTGGTGCATACGAATTCTGACGGGGCCTTGTACGAAGCCCTCGCCATGGCACCGATAGTCGACAAGCTGTTCCCGGCGCCGCACGTCCCTTCCGGAGTCGTCAGCAGCGTCAGTCAGATGATTTTCAATCCGCGGGTAGACGGAAACAACGCCAGCGGCTCGAACAACTGGACGGCAGGTGCGGGCGTGACCGGCAACGGTCCGAGCCAGTGGAATGCGGCCTGCACAGGCACCGCGACTGCGGTAATCTCGAAAGTGGCACGCCGCTCGTCGGCGTTACTGAAGAACCCGTACGGCAGCGGAGACGTGCTGCACATCGCATTCACCGGCGGAGCCACGTTCGACAAATGCAATATCTTCCCCGGCACGACTGCCGCGCGTCCGGTGTTCCTGGACAGTTGGGCGGCCGGCAAAACGGTCAAGATCGGCACTCGGCTTCGACCAACGATCCTGACCGGACTCCAATATGTCGCGACGTCGGCGACCGGCGCATTGTCGGCCGGAGCTGATCCGACGGCTGGGTGGTCGCAGATCATCGGCGCCACTTTTACCGACGGAAGCGTGACGCTCGAAGTCGTTCCCTCGATCGATGTCGGCGACACCGTCTATTTCGAGACCGAGGTCTACTTTGGCACCTTGGTCGGCGCCGGCGGCGGCGCGTACGTCAGCATGGGAATGGCAAACGCAGCGTTCGGCGGTCTCGGAGCTGTGTGGGGCAACTGCTTCGATGCAGGCACCGGCGGCATGCCGAGCGTCCTGCCGCCCTACATGCTCTTTCGGACTCCGGAGATAGTCATTCCCCCAGGGACGGCCATCATCAATCCCTGCCTCATCTTGACAGCCGCTGCCGGCGCGGCCTATCCAGCCGAAGTCACCTACGGTGAACTTCGCAAGGTCGGCGCCTGACCGACGAACCACGAAACCCAGCCATCCAGGCCGCTCTCGAGCGGCCTTTTTCATGGCCAAAAGGCAATCAGCATGACCATCAAACAGCGCCCGGCGACCCTGACGCCGCAGTGCCGCACCGTCAGCCTTCGCCTGCTGCCGAAGGGCGAGCCGCAAGACGGTGTCGTTGACCTCTCGAACCGCGTGGCCACGCTCGCCTTCGCATCCGAGACCCCGGTCGACATGTGGTACGGCACCGAGATCCTCAGCATGGCGCCCGGCGCGATGCGGACCGGTGCGCGGCAGGACTCGCTGCCGCTGCTCTTCAACCACGACATGGACGACTTGCTCGGCGTCGTGGGCAGCATCGCGATCGGCAAGGACCGAGTCGCGCGCGCCGACGTGCGCTTCGGCAAGGACGAGCGCGGCGAGTGGGCGATGCAGCAGGTCGCCGACGGCGTGCTGGTCAACGTGTCCTTCATGTACCGCGTATTCAAGTTCGTCGAGGACACCGAAGCCGAGACATTGACCGCGATCGACTGGGAGCCGTACGAGATCTCGCTCGTCACGGTGCCCGCCGACCCGACTGTGGGCGCCGGCCGCAGTGCAGACGTCCGCACAGAAAACGGCGTGCAGATCGAGACCCGATCTGCCGCCGCCACCACCCCAGCGCCAGCCGATAGCGGCGCGCCGGGCGTGTCAACCGCGCCTGGTGCGCATTCCAACCCAGCAACTCCACAGGAGCAATCCATGAACGTTCGTTTCCGCGGCCATCAGCGGCCGCAAGAGCAGGCCAACCCCGACGGCGGCGGCGGTACCGGCGGCACCGCGGTGCAGGCCACCACCGTTGCGAACGGCGACACCGCTGTCATTGAACAGCGCGGTGCGCAGCGCGGCGCCGAAGCCGAGCGCGCCCGCATGACCGAGATCGAGGCGCTTTGCAAGAAGTACGACGTGTCGACCGAGGTGCGCACGGCGATGATCCAGAAGGGCGCGACGATCGAACAGGCGCGTGTCACCGTGAGCGACATCGTCCTCGAACGTGCGCACGCTGCAGGGAAGCCCGCAGCCGACTTCGGCGGCTCGCACAATCCCGACCTGAGCGAGCGCGACAAGGCGCGCTACAGCATGATCCGCGCGGTCAACGCGTCGCTGAACGGCAAGTGGGACAAGGCCGGCTTCGAGCTCGAGTGCAGCAACGAGGTGTCGAAGCGCCTGGGCCGCGGCCCGGAGAACGAGCGCGGCTTCTTCATCCCGACCAACATCCAATTCGGCCAGCGCGCGGCGTATACGGTCGGCACGCCGGGAGCCGGCAGCACGGGCGGCACGTTGGTGGCTACGCAGCTTCTCGCCGGCAGCTTCATCGAGGTGCTGCGCAACAAGGCGCGCGTGATGTCGCTCGGCGCGACGATCCTGAGCGGCTTGGTCGGCAGCGTCACGATCCCGCGGCAAAACGGCCAGTCGAGCACCTTCTGGACGACGGAAGGTACGAACACGACCGAGAGCGAAGCGACGTTCGACTCGGTGAGCCTGAGCATGAAGACCATCGGCACCTACAGCCAGGTCACGCGCAACATGCTGATGCAGTCCACGCCGGACATCGACATGATTGCCCGCGCCGACCTGATGGCGGCGGTGGCGCTCGGCGTCGACCTGGCCTCGCTCTCGGGCTCGGGTACGGGCGGCGTGCCGCTCGGCATCGCGAACCAGTCGGGCATCGGGTCGGTGGTCGGCGGCACGAACGGCGCGGCGGTGACGATCAACAACCTGATCGACCTGGAGACACAGGTCACCGCGGCCAACGCGCCGGAGGACTCGCTGGCCTACCTGGCCAACGCCAAGACCATCGGCTCGCTGAAGAAGCTGGTGTCGACCACAGGCCAGTACCTCTGGACGGCCAACGCGCTGGGCCAGCGGAGCGGCACGCCGGGCGAAATCAACGGCTACACCATGGCGCGCAGCAATCAGGCGCGCAGCACGCTGACCAAGGGCACGAGCGCGGGCGTGTGCAGCGAAATCTTTTTCGGCGCCTGGACCGAGCTGCTGATCGGCGAGTGGGGCGTGGTCGAGATCGTGCCGAATCCATACGACGCGGCGGTGTTCAAGAACGGCGGCGTGCTGCTGCGGGTGCTGCAGTCGATCGACATCGCGGTGCGCCACGCGGCGTCGTTCGCTGTGATGAGCGACGCCCTCACGCCCTGATCGACCGGCTGATCGCCAGCCCTTTCATCCATCCAAGCGGCGGCCCGGCAAACCCGGGCCGCTTCGTTTTCCAGATCGGAGATCTTTCCATGGCTACCAAGAAATACGTGGTGCGCGACGGCTTCGTCGTTGTGCAGCAGACCAAGCTGCCCGACGGCAAGACCGGCGAGCGTCGCTTCGAATCCGGCGAGACCGTCTCTTTCGACGACGCCGAAGCCGCGCTGCATGCGCACAAGCTCGAGTTCGCCAGTCAAAAGGATCGCGACGATGCGCTCGAGGCCGAGAAGGCAGCGCATGTGGCCAAGCAGGCCGGCATGCAGCCGGCCGACCTCGTCGAGGCGCTGGTCAAGGCGCTCGGCCAGGCGATGGTCGCCAGCGGCGCCATGGCGCCTCCGGCCAAGTCGTCGACGTCTGCAACCGCCTGAGCGAGCCGGCCTGTGTTCGCTGCCGACGCCGCGACGTTCCTGGCCGACTACGGTGACCCCGTCACCTGGTCGAGCAGCTCGACGATGCCTTTGCCGAGCGGCCTGATGATCTTCGACCAGGCCGACGCAGATGTCGGCGCCGGCGAGGTCATCAGCCGCGAGTACCAGGTGACGTTCGAGACGACGGCGTGGCTCGGCCTCAAGCGCGGCGAGCAGCTGCTGATCGGCGGCACTGGCGGCGGCGCGACATACAAGCTGCGCACCGATCCGCGCCAGCTCGAGGACGCGGTGTTCAGCCAGGCCAAGGTCACGAAGCTGGCATGAGCACCGTCATCGCGCAGATCCTCGATCAGCTCGACGTGGTGCTGAAGGCCAACGTGCCGGCGGGAACGCAGGTCTATCGCGATCGCGTCGACGCAGAGAGTCGGGCCGAAGAGCCTTGCGTCAACGTGCTGGTGCGCGACGACGAGTCGGAGCCGGAAAGCGACGACTTCGACTTGCACCAGGCCACGATCGAGATCCGCATCGACGTGCGCGACGACGTGCCGACGCCGGTCGCCGAGACGATCCATGGAGCCGTGCACGGGCCGATCGTCACCGACGCCGTGCTGCGGGGCCTGGCACCCGGCATCCGCATCGTGGCGTCGAGCTACGAGCGCGAAGAAGCCGACCTCACGTCGCTCATCAAGGTCTGCAGCTACCGCTTCAAGTACCTGATCAATCAATCCACCCTTTGAAGGAGAGATCCATGCCCATCTACAAAGTCCGCCCCGGCCATTCGTGCCGCGCCGGCGACGGCAGCGTCAAGACGCCCGGCGAGGAAGTCGAGCTCGGCACCGACGTGGCGGCCGCGCATCCCGGCGCGTTCGAGTTCGTCTCCGACCCGGATGCGGTCGAAGCGGAGCCCGAGGCCGAGCACGTGGTCGTCGTGCACAAGTCCACCTCGGTCGGGCAGACCGAGTTCGTCCCGCTGTCGACCTCGGCCTGATCGGTCGCCACGACACCCACTGAAGGAGCCCCATCACCATGGGAACCAAGCAAAAATTCGGCATCGGCATCATGGTTGCCACGACGCGCACCGACGCGGCGGGCAACATCCTCGCCGTGCCGGCGTCGTACCGCCTCGGCATCCTGCAGGACGTGCAGGCCGACTTCTCGTTCGATTCGAAGCAGCTCTACGGCGCCAACCAGCTGCCCGTCGACCAGGGCCGCGGCAACGCGAAATGGACCTTCGACGCGAAGGCCGCCGACATCAACGGCGCCGCCTATGCGGCCTTGCACTTCGGCGTGACGCCGACCGTCGGCGTCAAGTTGCCGGTGTTCGACTATGCCGCCCCCGTCCCGGCGACGCCGTACCAGATCACGGTCGCGCCGCCCGGCAGCGGCACGTTCGTGAGCGACCTGGGCGTACAGAGCGCCGCCGGCGCGCAATACACCCGCGTGGCCAGCGCGCCGGTGACAGGGCAGTATTCGGTCAGCGGTGCAGGCGTCTACACATTCGCCGCGGCCGACACGGGCATCGCGATGCTGGTCAGCTACGAATATTCCGCGTCGACCGGCGGCCTGGTCATCCCGCTGTCCAACCAGCTCATGGGTTACAGCCCGAGCTTCAGCGTGATGCTGCTCAACAGCAGCAAGGGCTCGAATTTCGCGCTCAAGCTCACCAACTGCCAGAGCGACAAGTTCACGCTGCCGCTGAAGAACGACGACTTCAGCATCCTGGACTTCAGCTTCATGGCCCTGGACGATGGCACCGGCTCGGCCGGCTACATCTGCCAGACATAAGGAGCGGCGCATGAAAGAGTTCGTGACGCTGACGCTCGGCGAGCAGCAGTTCATCTTCCGCGCGCTCGACCTCGACCAGGTCGAGGAACTGGAAGGCCAGTTCGAAATAGCCGCGGGTGCAGCAGTTGGCGGCCACGGCACGGCTCAGGCAATGGCCGCCGTGGCGGAAATCGCTTGTGCGAGCTTGAAGTTCAAGCAACCGGATATCACGGTCGCGCGATGCCGCAAGCTGGTGACCCTTGCCACAGTCGAGACCGTGATGAATGCCATCCGTGGCTTCAACGAACTCGACGGGGAGAGCGACCCAAACGCTGTGGGGAATCGCTGACCTGGTTCGACCTGCGCGCCGTTGTCGTGGCCAACACCGGCTGGACGTGGAGCGAGGCCGGCACGCTGACGATTCCCCGTCTCAATGCGCTGATGCGGCAATGGAACCAATGCCCGCCCGTGCACCGGATGGTCGCGGCCTATGTTGGCTGGAAGGCGCCGGCAGAGGAGCGTGGCGCGTCCATCCGACATCCGTCGCTGCCAGGGCCTGAAGATGACGCGGCGCCTTCGGGCCGCTTCGTTATCCCGGGCCTTCCGACGGTGCAGCCATCGCAAGCCCTGCTCGAAGCCACTTCGCCAGGCGAGGCGATCAAGGCGCTAGAGCGCATGTTCTTCGGAGAGATCAAGCATGTCGAGCAACTCTGACGGCAAGACGTTCAATACCGACATCTCGGCGGACCCAAGCCAGTTCGTCCAAGGGATGAACATTGCCGCCAAGGCGGCGCAGGGGGCGGCTGACTCCATCAAGGGACAGGTCGAGAAGATCGGTGCAGCCTTTAAGGCGGTGCAAGCGCCGCTGCTGGCACTGTCGGCATTGGTAGCCGGCGGCGCCTTCTTCAAGGACGCGATCGCGTCTGCCAACAAGCTCAACGGCGAAGCCCTCGGCTTGAGCAAGGCGCTCGGCATAACGGGTGAAGAGGCCGCCACCTTGCGCACGGCGCTTGGCGATATCGGCAGCGACACCGACACCTATGTCGACGCCTTCCGCAAGTTCGCACGCCAGATCAAGACGAACGAGGATGGCCTCAAGGACATGGGCATCCAGACCCGTGACTCCAATGGCAACCTGCGCGACTCGAACACGCTGTTTCGCGAAGCGCTCGCCGTCGTCGGTACGTATCGGCCGGGCCTGGACCAGACCACTGCGGCGATGACGCTCTTCGGCAAGAGCGTCGAGGACGTCTACGCACTGCAGAAGCTGAACAACGGAATCATCGACGAGGCGAAGGAAAAGAACGAAGCGCTCGGCTTGACGCTCACGCAAGAGGGCGTCGCAGCCAGCAAGGCCTACAAATTCGCGATGAACGACGTGGGCGATGTGCTCGAGGCTGTGAAGAACCTGATCGGCAAGGCGGTGATGCCGATCTTCACCGACATGGCGCAGTACTTTGCGACCACCGGGCCGGCGGTGCTCGAGATCTTCAAGGGCGCCCTGATGGGGTTGGTCACGACCTTCGAGATCCTGCGGGCGACCGTCAAGACCGTGGTGGCCTTCATCGCCGACGAGCTCGAGGGCCTCACGTCCGCCGGCGGCCTGGTCGGCGAGTCGTTCAGCAAACTCTTCAGCGGCGACTTCTCGGGCGCCGCCAAGGCGGCGCAGGCGATCCGCGCGACCTTCGCGAACACCTGGAACAACGTCAAGCAGGACGCTTCGGACGCGTTCTCCGAAGCCATCTCGCGCACGGCCGACGGCATGACCCGGATCTACGGCAAGGGCACGCCTGTCGGCGCGCCGGCCGGCGGCAACAATCGCATGGGCGAGTTCGGAAAGGACAAGTCCGGCGGCGGCGACACATCGAACGCCCAATTCAAATTGCTGCAGGCGCAGCTCGAAGCCCAGCTCTCGATCATCAAGCAGAACGACACCGAGGTCGAGGCCGTCTACAAGGACGCCTATGACCGCGGCACGATCTCGCTGAAGCAGTACCTCGACGCGAAGCTGCAGCTGCAGCTGGCCGCCAACGACCGCGAGATCGAGATCAAGAAGGCCGAGATCGCCGACCTCAACACCAAGGCGGCCGATCCGAACATCAAGGATCGCGAGCGCCTCACCCTGCAGACCACGGCGGTGAAGCTCGCGGCCGAGCTGAACGTGCTCGAGGCCAAGCGCACGGCCGAGATCGCCGACTCGGCGCGCGAGTACCAGACCCTGACCGACGCCCAGACCAAGCAGCTCGCCGGCATCGCGATCAGCAACGCGCAGGCGTCTGCACAGAGCGGGATCGCGATGAAGCGCTCGCAACTGGACGAGGACATCGCGCTGCGCAAGGTCAGCGCCGCGCAGGCGCTGGCGATCGACAAGCAGCTCGCCGACGACGAGTTCGCGATCGCGCTGAAGGCCGCCAACGATCGCGCCGCGCTGCTGACGGCCAACGATGTCGTCGGCAAGGCGCAGATTAATGCCGAGATCGAGCAGCTCGAAGAGCAGCACGCGCAGAAGATGCTCGACATCGACAAGCAGACCGCGGTGATGGGCGCGCAGTACCAGACGCAGGCGATCGACGGCATCAAGGATGCGTTCGGCTCGCTGTACACCGACATCTCGAACCACCAGAAGAGCCTGAAGGACATCCTGCTCGACTTCGTCAACAGCGTCACCGCGTCGATCACGAAGGCGATGTCGAACCAGTTCGTCGAAGGCTTCCTCGGCTCGGGCAGCCAGGGCGGCGGTGTGCTCGGCTCGGTGCTCGGCGCGATCGGCCTGGGCGGCGGTGGCGTGCACCTGGCGACCGGCACGAACTATGTGCCCTATGACGGCATGCAGGCCACGCTGCACAAGGGCGAGGCGGTGGTGCCGGCGAAGTACAACCCGGCTGCCGGCGGCCGCGGCGGTGTGCCGCTCGTGCTGCACCAGCACTTCCCGAACGGCACCGACACCCGCACGATGAACCAGGCCGCGCTGCAGGCCGGCGCCGCGCTGCAGCGCGCGCAACGCCGTAACGGCTGATCCATGGCCTTCATCGAAACCCCGCGCTTCCCGGAAACGGTGAGCTTCTGGATGGTCGGCGGCGCCGGCTATTCCACGAGCGTCGCCACCGCCTTCAGCGGACAGGAAAAGCGCAACAGCAACTGGGCGCGCGGCAAGTGCCGGTTCACGATCGACAGCGGCGAGCTGAGCCGCGTGCAGGTGGCCTCGGCGATCGCCTATCACCGGGCAATGAAGGGCAGCGCGAACAGCTTCCGGGTGAAGCACTGGGACGACTTCCAGTGCAGCGTGGCGCAGTCCGGCTTCGTCGCGCCGGGGCAGCTGCTGCCGGCCGGCGCGGTGGGCCTGGCGGTGGTGCAGCTGGCGAAGATCTACACCGTCTCGACGCTGACCGACGTGCGGCCGATCAGGAAGCCCGTGTCGGGCACCGTCGCGCTCTTCAACAGCGGCACGCCGCTGGTCCTCGGCACGAACTACACGATCGACAACACCACCGGCATCGTCACGCTGCTCGGCGGCCTGGTCGTCTCGGCGGCGATCACCTGGTCCGGCGAGTTCGACGTGCCCGTGCGCTTCGATGCCGACCAGATGAACGGCGGCTGGGACTCGAGCGGACTCTACGAATGGCAGAGCCTGGCGCTGGTGGAGGACCTGGCGGCATGAAGACCATTCCGATCGCGCTGGCCGACCACTACGCGCAGCCTTCGACGACCTGGGCGCACGGCCTGAAGGTGACGCGGCAGGACGGCGCCGTCTTCGGCTTCACCTCGTCTGGCCAGGACGTGACCATCGACGGCCAGCTGTACGGCGCGGCACAGGGCCTGACGATCACCAACATCGACACCAGCGCCGGCCTGGACGTCGACAACCTCGAGCTGACGACGCTCGACGACGGCTCGCTCTTCACGCATGCCGACATCCTGGCCGGCGTGTGGCGCAACGCCTCGTTTCTGATTTTTCGGTACAACTGGGCGAGCCCGACCGACGGCATCGAGCCGCTCATCGCCGGCGTCACTGGCGAGTGCCAGATGAACCGCAACACCATCGTGCTCGAGCTGCGCGGCCTGCAGCAGTACCTGCAGACCATCGTCGGCAGCCCGAGCAGCAAGCTTTGCCGATATCGCTTCGGCGTCAACGATGGCTACACGACAAAGTGCCCGGTCGATGCGGCCACGTTCACCTTCGCCGGCACGATCACCGGCGTCACCAGCCTGCAGGTCTTCGCGGCCAGCGCGATCGGCAAGCCGGACGACTACTTCACCGAGGGCGAGGTCAAGTTCCTCACCGGTGCCAACGCCGGCCGCACGGTCAAGGTCAAGACCTTCGTCGCCGCCGGCGGCGTCTTCACCTTCGCGCTGCCGCTCTACTCGGCCGCTGCGATCGGCGACACGTTCTCGGCCACGGCCGGCTGCATGAAGCGCTGGCAGGAGGACTGCGACGCCAAGTTCGGCGCCGCGCTCGACTTCGGCGGCGAGCCGCATCGGCCTGGCGTCGACGCGCTGACTGCCACGCCGCAGCCCGGGACCGGAACATGACGACGCGCGCCCGGATCGTCGCGGCCGCCCGCGACTGGATCGGCACGCCCTGGCAGCACCAGCAGCGCACCAAGGGCCTCGCCGTCGACTGCGCCGGCCTGGTCATCGGCGTGGCGCGCGAGCTCGAGCTCGTGCCGGCCGAGTTCGACGTGCAGGGCTACGGCCGCCAGCCAAACGGCACGCTGATGCGGCTCTGCGCCGAGCACATGCAGCGCATCGACCAGGCGCGGATGCAGCCGGGCGATGTCGTCGTCGTCGCGATCGCCGCCGACCCGCAACACATGGGCATCGTCGGCGATTACCGGCACGGCGGCCTCTCGATCATCCACGCCGCCAGCGCGGCGGCGCCGGGCCGCGTCATCGAGACGCGCCTGATGTTCGCGCGCAACCTGCAGTTCGTGGCCGCGTTCGCGCTGCCGGGAGTCGCCTGATGCAGCTCGTCATCGGCGCCGTCGGCGCGGCGATCGGCTTCGCGGTCGGGGGACCGGTGGGTGCGCAGATCGGCTGGGCACTCGGCACCGTCATCGGCGCCGCCGTGACTCCCGGGCCGAAGACCAGCGGGCCGCGCCTCACCGATCTGAAGATCACCGGCACCGAGTACGGCCAGGCCATTCCCTTCGTGCAAGGCCACCCGCGCGGCGCGGGCCAGGTGCTCTGGTGCTCCGATCGCCACGAGATCTCGAACACGACCAGCCAGGGCGGCAAGGGCGGCGGCGCGGAGCAGACGACCTACACCTACACCGTCGACATCTTCTACGAGCTGACCGACAACGAGATCACCGCCGTGACCCGCATCTGGGACAACGGCCTGCTGATCTGGACCAACCTGAGCGACGCCGACAGCGCCAGCCTCGACGCCAGCGCGAACACCAACTCGTGGACGCGGATGACGGTCTACACCGGCAGCCCGACGCAGATGCCGGATCCGACCTACGAGGCGGCCATCCAGCTGCAATACGGCAGCGGTGTGACCGTGCCGGCCTACCGCGGCCGCGGTTGCGTCTTCATCGAAGGGCTCAACCTGGGCAACAGCGGGCAGCTGCGGAACCTGACGTTCGAGGTGACGACGAAAGGCACCGAGGTCGCTGCGGGTGACGTCATTCTGTTGCTGCATGGCGATGGCAGCACCGTGGTCGACTCGTCGACCGGAGCCCGCACCCCGACCGGCGGCGCAACCGACGGCGCCGGGCACCTCACCTTCAGCGACCTGGCCACGGCGCCACAGCTCTCGTTCGTCAACGGCTCGACCTATTCGCCGGGCCGCGGCGAATATTGCTATGAGTTCTTCATTACATGGCCAGGCGCGACGGGGCAGCAGATCATCTTTACCGACCGAACAACGGGCGGACAAGGCGTGTTTCTCGTGCTGCTGGCGAGCGGCATCATGCAGTACGTCTACTCGACCGGCAACGACCCCTTGGGCGGCGGCGGAGGCAACCCGCTGGCGGGCACGAGCTTCGGACTCGCGGTTGGCGCGCGCACACACATAGCAATCACTCGCGAGACGGTGGACGGTGGCGGCCCGGGTCCGTATACGGATATCACACGCTTTTTCATAGGCGGAGTGCTCGCGGCGATTCTCACGAAGCATCCGGCCTCGCAGTTCGAACTTGTGGACACCGGTGCCGGCGCGCTCTGGTGGGGATCGGACAATCCTGCGATCCAGACCGGCCAGACACTCGGCGCATTGATCGACAACGTCCGCTGGACCAACGGCATCGCCCGCTACACGGCCAACTTCACGCCCCCCGCCACGCCGCTGCTGGACGACCAGGCCGGTAGTTTCACGCTGGCAGACGAGACGCTCGAAGACGTCGTCACCCGCCTGTGCCAGCGCGCCGGCATGCCGGCCGGCACCTTCGACACCTCGGCGCTGGCCGCGATCACCAAGCCGGTCCGCGCGCTCGCCGTCTCGCAGCTGGGCGCGACGCGTGCCACGCTCGAAATGCTGGCCAGCGCCTATTTCTTCGAGAGCTACCTCGCCGACAAGCTCTACTTCGTGCCGCGCGGCGGCGCGCCGGTGCTGACGATCCCGTGGACCGACCTCGGCGCCAGCGCCGACGAGACCGGCGCGGCCGAGCCCTTGGCGTTGAAGCCGGGCGACGACCTCGAGATCCCCGCGCGTGTCTCGGTGACTTACGAGAACATCGACGACGACTACCAGAGCGACACGCAGACCGGCGATCGCCTGGTCAGCACGACCAACACCGTCACCAGCATCGAGCTCGCGCTCGGCTTCACCGCGCAGGAGGCCAAGGGCATCGCCGACGCGATGGTGATGGACCAGGTGGCCAGCCAGGTCGCCACGCAGATCGCGCTGCTGATGGACTACGCGCAGCTCACGCCGACCGATGTGGTCGGCGTCGCGGCCGAGGACGGCACGGTCTATCGCATCCGCCTTGTAAAGCGCAGCGACGCGGCGGGCGTGCTCGCCTTCGACTGCGTCTTCGACGACGCCAGCGTGCTGACCAGCGCCGGCATCACCAGCACGGACTACACACCGAGCACAGAGGTCGTGGCGCCGGCGGCGACCGTGATCCAGCTGATGGACATCCCGATCCTGCAGGACGCTGACAACGCGATGGGCATCTACGTCGCCGCGCAGGGCACGACCAAGGCCTGGGCAGGCGGCGCCATCTACTCGAGCCCGGACAACTCGGCCTTCACGCTCGCCGCGACCGTGACCGACGTGGCCGTCTTCGGCACCTGCACGACCACGCTGCCGGACTGGACGCTCGGCAAGGTCTTCGACGAGACCAACACGGTCACGGTCGATGTCGGCGCCGGCCAGCTCAGCAGCGCGGCGCGCGACGACGTGCTCGACAGCGCAGCCAACGGCTGCCTGATCGGCAGCGAAATACTGCAATTCCGCACCGTGACGCTGGTGAGTGCAGGCGTCTACACACTCAGCGGCCTGGTGCGCGGCCAGCGCGGCACCGAAGCGGCGACGGTCGGCCACGCCGCCGGCGAGCGCTTCGTGCTGCTGCAGCCGACCGGCCTGCGCCGCGTCGTCGACGATCTGGCCACGCTCGACGTGGCGCGCTACTGGAAAGGCGTGACGATCGGCAGCCCGCTCTCGACTGGCACCAGCCAGACCTTCACCGACACCGGTGTGGCGCTGCGGCCCTTCAGCCCCGTCGGCCTGCGCGGCGATCGCGCTCTCAATGCCGACCTGACGCTGACCTGGGACCGGCGCACGCGACTCAGCGGCGAGTTCCTCAACGGCGTCGACGTGCCGCTGGGCGAGAACAGTGAAGCGTACGAGATCGACATCTGCACCGACGGCACGTTCTCGACCGTCAAGCGCACGCTGACGAGCTCGACGCCGAGCGTGATCTACACCGGCGCGATGCAGGCGACCGACTTCGGCAGCCCGCAGGTGACCGTTAGCGTCGTCGTGTACCAGATGAGCGCCTCGGTCGGCCGCGGCGCGCCGTTGCGCGGCACGCTGGTGCGGCCGCTGCTGGTCGACGGCTTCAGCGAATACGGGCTGCGGCCGATCATGGAGTTCGGCGGCTACGTCGTCGCCGGCGGCAGCATCAACATCTATGCGAGCACCGACGGCGGCGCGACGTACTCGGTCGCGATCGCCAACGCCGCGGTGCCGGCCGCGTACGGCTACGGCGTGTCGTTCTTCGACGCGGCGCTCGGCACGCAGCGGATCTCGATCGGCGTCAACGTCTTCGCGTTCCTGCGCGGCCAGATCGTCGCCGGCACCAACCCGACCGCGCTGCCGACGCAGACCGGCGGCGACCCGGTGACGCCGACCTTCGCGCCACTGGACAGCAGCGGCCACGCGCTCGACGTGGGCGCGCTCTACAGCGACGGCACGCACTACTTCATCGTCGGCCACTATGCCGATGGCAGCCAGGCCACCGGCGGGATGTTCCTGTTCAAGGCCGACGCGACGCTGTCGTGGGTGCTGCAGGGCCAGCTCGCGCAGGATCCGGCCGACCCGCACATGATCGCGCCGGGCCAGTATGGCGCCTTCGTGTCGCAGTGGTTCGTGCCGCAGGCCGGCCTCTCGGCCGGCACCTCGCGGCTGACGAAGGTCGGCTCGCGGTGGTTCCTGATCGGCACGGAAAGCGCGTACTACACGGACGATGCGGCTGGCCTGACGGGCTGGCTGCGCTGCCCGCTCGGCTTCCTCGAAGGCACCTTCACGCCGGCCGCGAAGATTTCCGACCTGCGTCCGGTCGGCAGCACGCTGCTCGCCGTCGGGCCCGGCAGCACCGGGCTGATGGCGAAGTCGACCGATAACGGCGCGACCTGGACCGCGCTGACGCCGTTCGCGCCGTTCCAGGGCGCGCTCGCGATCCGCGCCTCGGGCGGCAACGCGCTGATCTATTGCGCCGTCAGCAGCGGCTACGCGACCAGCGTCGGCGTCGCGGCCGCGCCGTTCACGAGCTGGACCTTCAGCCCGATCACCGGCATCTATCCCGGCTTGGCGCTGAATGCCGGCTACGTCCTGCCGACCAGTACGGGCTTCGCGGCCTCGGATACCGAGTTCGGGATCGTCTACAGCACCGACGGCATCGCCTGGTCCTACCCACCGCTCATCTGACACCGCCATGGACAGCACCACCAATCTCGACCTTCTCGCGACCTCGCAGTCCAACAAGGAACTGCGGATCAACGATTTGATGGACGCGGCCAGCCCGTCGACCTACTTCGGGCGCCGGGCCAGCACCTGCTCGGGCCTCACGTGGGGCTTCTACGGCGGCAAGCTGCTGATCGCCGGCGTCGAGACCGCGATCGCCAACGGCACGCTGGCGCTGACGGCCAGCACGACGAACTACGTGCAGCTGAGCGCTGCCGGCGTCGTCAGCGTGGCCGCCACGCGCGCGGCCGACCAGGCGCCGCTGTACAGCATCGTGACCAGCGCGACCGCCGTGGTCAGCTACGTCGACGAGCGCGACCCGTCGGCGCTGAAGCGCCTGGCCTACGGCCGCACCGTGCAGGCCATGGCCGACGCGAACAAGACGCTCAGCCAGGCGCAGGCGCTGTGCGACTCGATCGAGTGCACCGGTGCCAACACGGCGGTGCGCAACCTGGTCGTGCCGCTGGTGCGCCGCGCCTACACCGTCTTCGCCAACGTGACCGGCAGCGGCATCCAGGTGATCGCCGCGACTGGCACCGGCATCACGATCGCCGTCGGCAAGCGGGCGATGGTGGAGTGCGACGGGACGAACGTGGTGCGGCTGACTGCAGACGTCTGAACGAAACGGGAGTGACGAAGATGCCACCTCACTACGACAGCGGTTCCGGCGGCCTCGACGACTATGGGCACTCGCGGCGCACCAGCCGCGCGGTCACGCTGATCGAGTCGCCCGGCTTCAAGATCAGCCAACTCGTGCTGACGGCGATCGTGCTGCCGATGATCGGCTGGGGCATGAACTCGGTCGTCGAGCGGCTGGCCAAGATCGAGTCGAGCACCAACCAGTTCGTGACCCAGGCCGCGACCACCGAGCTGCGTCTGCAGACGGTGGAGCGCGAAGGCGTGCGCGAAGCGACCGAGCTGGCTGCCATCCGCGACAAGGTCTCGGCGCTCGACTACGCGCAGCGGCGGCTCGACGAGCGCATGTCGCTGCCGCCGTACATCCAACCATCGAAGTGAGAGGACCAGCATGGACTTCGACCAAGCCTTCGCCAAGCTCATCGACCACGAGGGCGGCTACGTCAACGATCGCCGCGACCCGGGCGGCGAAACAAAGTACGGCATCAGTAAGGCCGCCTATCCCGGCGAAGACATCGCCGGCATGACGCTCGAGCGCGCGAAGGCGATCTACCTGCGCGACTATTGGGGACCGGCCGGCTGCGACGCGCTGCCCGACGCGGCGAAGCTGCAGGTCTTCGACATGGCGGTGAACAGCGGCGTCAAACCCGCGATCAAGGCCGTGCAACTGGCGGTCGGCGCGGCGGCCGATGGTGTGCTGGGGCCGCTCACATTGCAGGCCGTGCAGAGCATGCCGGCAACGCGTTTCGTTGCGCGCTTCAATAGTGCACGGCTGACGTTCTATGCCAGTTTGCCGCAGTGGCCCGCGTTCGGCCGCGGCTGGGTGCAGCGCGTGGCCGACAACCTGATGGACGCCTGACCGTGACCGGCGAGCAGATGGTGCACGAGTTCAACCAGGCGGACGCGGCGCCAGAGGGCATCAAGCGCGACTACCTGGCCTTGCTCGCACGCCTCGGCCGCACCGATCTCGATCGCGCGCGGCTCGTGGCCATGGTCGGGAATCTCAGCGAGGCGCAGCAACTGGTGCTGCAGCTGCGCTTCGGTGACGAGCTGCCGTTCGATGCTGTGGTGGCCGTGCTGAGCCAGGCCAAAGCGTGGAACGAGCGGGAGGTGCACGCGCAGCTCAGCTCGGCCTTGAACACCCTACGCGCCGAGCTGGCGCAATCGAAGGAGAACTGATGGACTGGAAAGACATCGCCGGCGACGTCGGCAAGGCAGCACCGATCCTCGGCACGCTGCTCGGCGGCCCGGCCGGCGCGGCGATCGGCAGCCTGGTGGCCAGCGCGCTCGGCACGGCCAACTCCGCTGACGCGGTGCAGGTTGCGATCGCTACCGATCCGGCGGCCGCGGCGAAGGTCGCGCAGGCCGAGTTGGACAACCAGGTCAAGCTGCAGGCCATGCTTATGGCCCACGCCGACAACGCGCTGGCCGCGCAGACGGCTGCGATCCAGGCCGATGTGACCGATCGGGACTCGGCGCGCAAGCGCGAGATCGCCGTCAAGGGCATCACGCCGACCGTTCTCGCGTGGGTCGTGGTGGGCGCCGCGATCGCGCTGGCGGCCGCCGTGACGACCGGCTACGTGACCAAGGACCCCGCGCTGGCCACGCTTGTCGGCACCGTCATCGGTTATCTGTTCGGCGAGGCCAAGCAGGTCATGGCCTACTACTTCGGCAACTCGAGCGGCAGCGCGCGCCAGACCGAGCTGCTCGCCAAGAGCGTCCCGGCCGCGGAGCCCAATGCGTCGACCGGCCCGTGACGATCGGATCATCGTCGCCAGGCGGTACTTCAGCGGGCCGGCCTATGTGCGGGCGGACGCGGTGTGTGCGCTTCTGGACGTGATCGCCGATCTCAGAGCGCGGATCGGCGCGCTTGAGCGGGGGGACTCGCGGTTGCGGCTACGGCTGATCCGTGGCGCGCGACGCCGACAACGCTGACATGTGTGCCAAGGCCGCCACATGCTTGTGCACGGCTTTTGCCACGATCAGTTCTTCCTTCGTCGTCGAGCACCGGTCCAAAAGATTTGCTTCGCAACCAAGGACCCCGTTGCTCCAGGGGGCAGCCGCAATCACCGCCATGTCATGGTCGCTGTAAAGGGAGACGCCATGCGACTCGCATAGCTCGCGCAGCGCCCGGGCGAAATCGTCGAAACGCTTGCTGTTCATCCTTGCAATTCTAGGCGTCGGGAGACGCTCTTGCCAATGGCTACGGAAGTGATACGGCGAAGCATCGCGCACCTGTGAGCTGCTCCCCGTGAACTACGGCGAGGTACCTGGGAAGCCCTCCAGGTGGATTCTGCCACTCACCTATGAGAATCAACCCCGGCCAACTTCCGTATCATTGCAGCGCTGCTACAGCGTGATACGGGAGGTGATACGTGGCCAGTGTGACCCAGGTGAACGGCAAGTGGCGTGCGCTGATCAGGCGCAAGGGCCACGCGGCGCAGTGTAAAACGTTCCGCACCAAGGCCCAGGCGGACGTCTGGGCGCGGCAGCGTGAGGCCGAGCTGGACGCCGGCGTCGTCGTGCCGACCTACGGCGACATCACGCTGGCCAAGGTCTTCAAGGCCTACGAGAAGCTGCGCGAGGAGTCGCGGCCGATCGCCGACACCTCGAACGAGCACTACATGCTCAAGGCGCTCAAGCGCGGGCTCGGCGAACAGCGCCTGGCCACGCTGACGCCGCAGCACCTGGTCGACTACGCGACCATGCGGCGCGAGGAAGGCGCCGGGCCGTACACGATCAACATGGACATCAGCAAGCTCGGCACCGTGATGCGCTACGGCGCCGCGGCGATGGGCATGGCGCTGCCCGACGTCGTCGGGGCGGCGCGCCCGCTGCTCACTCACCTGCGGCTGATCGGCGGCGGTGGCAAGCGCGAGCGTCGACCGACCGAGGACGAGCTGCGCCGCGTGCTGGCCCACATGCACGCCAAGCGCGGCTTGCTGTATGCCGAGGCGGTGGCCTTCGCGGCCGTCAGCGCGATGCGCCGCGGCGAGGTCTGTAGCGTGCTGCGTGCGGACATCGACCCGGTGACGCGGATCCTGCCGGTTTGGCGCAAGCATCCGCGCAAGGGCAAGGTGCTCGAGCGCGTGCCGCTGCTCGGCGAGGCCTGGGACATCGCGATGCGTCAGCCGCAGAGCGAAGACGGGCGGCTGTTCCCGCTGCACCCGGGCACGCTCTCGAAGTACTTCACCGAGGCCTGCCGCGAGCTGTCGATCCCGGACCTGCACTTGCACGACATGCGGCACGAAGGCACGTCGCGGCTGTTCGAAGAGGGCTACCAGATCCAGGAGGTGGCGCTTGTGACGGGCCACAAAAGCTGGGGCAATCTCAAGCGCTATACGAACCTGAGCCCCGAGAGCCTGGCCAGGAAGGCGGCTACACCGCCGTCAGCCGACAAGCGTCCAGGTGCTCCGCGACGTCCCGGTAGTCGGCATAGCGCTTCCCGCCGTCCAAGTACGTCTTGACCGGGAATGTGCCGGCACTGAGCTGGTTGTAGATCGTCGGCTTGGCCAGGCCGAGCAGCTCTGCCAGCTGCTCGACGGTGAGGCGTAGGCCGTAGCGCTCGACGATGAAGGCCTGGGTGATGAGGCTCATGCGAAGTGAGCTTCCCACTCGGCCATCTGGTGCATTTTGACCATGGTACGTCGCGCGATGAGCCTTTGATCGAGATCGAGCGTAAGCACGGTGCAGGCTATCTGTGCCTGGACGTCGGCCAGCTCTTCCTGCAGCCGAACTCGGTTCGTCTTCCCGCTTGACGGATCGACCGAGTCGAGGCCTTGAATGCTGATTCGTGCGAGCACGGCGGCGAGTTCGCTCAGCTCTTCCAGGGTCTTGCCAACGCGGCGTGCCTGACGCGGGTCGGCATCCGGCAGCCAGCGCTGCATCGGCTTCGTTACGGGCGGCAGGGTGTCGTTCATGCAGGCATCTCCTCACGTTGCAAAGCGCGATCGCGGTGCTCGGCTTCGATCTGATTGACACGTCGCTCGCTCCACTCGGCCGCGACGACGGCCGTCGGCCGATCGACGATCCTGGCCAGCTCGTCCATCACGAGCGTGCCGTCCTTGGCCAGCTGGTACTCCGGGCCGGTGAAGGCGACCTTGCCGGTGCGGCCGTAGCGCTCGACAACCGCCGTCACCATCGACATCTGTAGCAGCATTTCGGGCTCGCCGACGCCGAGCAGCTGGGCCACGCGCGACCAGGTGAGCGCGGCGCCGACGACCTGCCAGAGCGTGCCTTCGCTGGCGTCGCCGTGCACCATGGCGTCCAGGTTCTCGATGTGGCAGATGGCCAGGTCGCGCTGCTGGTCGACGGCGAGCCGCGGCCGCAGGCCGCGAGGCGGCATCGGGATGATGACGCGGCGAGGAGTGCGCTTGCGGGCCATGGCTCAGTGCGCCGACGCCACCGGCTGCGATCGCATGCCGGCGGATTGCTCGGTCAGTGCCGTGAGCAACGCCGCGCGGCCTTCCTCGCCGGCCAGCTCGTCCATACAGGCCAAGAGATACACGGCCACTGTCGTGATCAAGATGGCGCCGCCAAGGGGTCCTTCGCCGCCTTCGCAAATCGCCTTGAGCATCGGCAACACGACCTGCTCGTTGAATTGCATGCCGATGGCTCCAGCGTCCCCTTGGAACACCAAGCCGCCGGCCGGCGTGACCTGCTTACGGCAGTTCATTGCGCCTCCTCGAGCAGCTCAGCCTGTGCGTCGTCCCCGCCGGCAACGCCGGCGTCGTCGGTCTGGCTCGAGGCGCGGAGCGCCTTGTCTTCGCTCTTCGCGCCGGCGGCTGCATCCGTCGGCGCACGCGCAGCCTTCGCACGTTTTTTCGCAGCGCCAGCCGCCGCCTTCTTCGGCGCTCGCGCAGCGGTTGGTGGGGTAGACGCGTCGCCGGCGAGTTCGGCGCGCACCTGGTCGACGTCGACGCCGTAGTGCTTGGCGGCGTCGAGCAGGCGCTCGGGCTTGCGATGGAGGCTGTGCGCGTACACCCGCAGGCCTTGCACCAGCGCGCAATCGAGCAGAAAGAGCGATAGGTCGTCGACGCCCATCTGGCCGATGCGCCTCTCGAGCTGGTGGCTGGTGATGCCGTAGATGTCGGCGAGCGTCTCCCTGTCGTGGTACTGCAGGCCAGCAAACGCAACCTCCGCAACCATGAACAAGTCGAAGGCGGTGCGTGGCGTTGCCGCCGCGGCTGCACGCACGCGGCCAAGGATCTCGAGACGGCTGGCCGACTCGGCCTTCGCCTTCTCCTCATCGCGCTTGTGCTCGGCTTCGCGCTTCTGCCGTTCAGCCTCGTAGGCGCTTGCGCTGTTCGCCGGCGGCTCCTTCACCTTCACACCTGCAGCCTTGATCTCGGTCAGCTTGATCGCCTTGTGCGTCTTGCCCGTGCGCGGATCCTGGATCACGAACACCTGTGGCGGCACGATCTTGCTGTCGCGCCGCGCGTTCGACTGCGCCGCGGCCAGCAAGTCCTTGCCGTCTTTCAAGGCGACATAGCCATTCTTGATCTCGCCGCGCGCGCCGACTACGGAACGAGCCGCATTGCCCTGGACCACGGTGGTCTTGCCGCCGTCGGCCAGCTTGTCGGCCTCGCGCTTCAAGTGCGCCTTCTTCTTCGCATCGAAGCAGTCGGGGTCGGTGCAAACGTCCGCACCGACATGTTGTCTGGTGTAGTGGCGGGCCTTCTCATCGTTGAGCACGTCCTCGAACTCCGGCGCATTGCCGCTGCGCTTCGGGCAGCGCAGGCAGTGGCCAGCGAGCGGCAAGAGCATTTCGTCCTCGATGTCGAAGATCGCGCTCTTGAGGTCGAGCGTGAATCGCTCATTGAGCAGGTCGCGGATACCGCGGTAGCTCTTCTCGCCGCCATCGCCGAGCTGCAGGTACTTGCCGCGGATGTACCCGAGCGCCTTTTGCTGCAGCTTGTCGGTGCGCAGCCTCGCGACCAGCAACGCGACCTCGCTGCCGATCTCGCCGGCCAGGCAGGCCTTGCGTATCTCGGGGCAGGCCTGCAGCAGCTTGAGGCGCCCGTAGACGTAGCTTCGGCTCTTGCCGCATTGCGCGGCCAGGTCGTCGGCGCCGATGCCGCCGTCCTCGTTCATCAGCGCCTGGAAGCCTTCGGCCTCCTCGATCGGGTGCACGTCGGCACGCTGCAGGTTCTCGGAGATCTGCGCGCGCCTGGCTTCTGCGTCGGTCATCACGCGGACCATGCAGGGTAGCGTACCCAGGCCGGCGAGCCGGCCGGCGCGGAAACGCCGGTGACCGAAAACGATCTCATAGCCGGTGATCGCGTCCAGGTCGGGCTCGAGCGCAAGGTGACGTGCGAAGAGCGGCGGCACGATGGGGCGCACGAGCAGGGGCTGAAGGATGCGCCCTTGCGCGCGGATGTCGGTGGCCAGTTCCTCGAGCGCCTGGTCGTTGAAGACCTTGCGCGGGTTGAACGGGCTCTCGTTGAGCTTGTCGACCGGGATGTCAGTGATCGGGTCCATGGGTTACCTCGGGTTGGTGCTGGGGCTGCGGGCGAAGCCGCACTCGTGCATGGCCTCGGCGAAAGACATGACGCGCACGTTGATGAGGCCGACCGCGCCGGGCGGTGGCTCATCAGAGGTCAGCAGCAAGGTGTTGGCCGGTATCGGCAGATCCCAGTTCGGGCCGTCCTCATCGACGACGCGAGTCAGGCCGAAGCGGCGTGCCAGGCGCTGGCCGTTGAGGGTCTTGCCGCAACCCTTCGGGCCGTGGATGACGATGCTTTGATTGGGCATGGTCATCCGCTCACGCTGTGCGCCAGACGCCGATGTGGTCGGCATCGACGATGCGCACCGCGCACTGGCGGCCGGTACGCTTCTTGTAGCCCGGGAGGGCTGCCTTCAATGCCTTGCCATAGGCGATCGGCAGCTCGATGCTCTGGCCGACCTTGTCGAGGCGATCGAAGAGCAAGTCCCAGCGCGGCGTCGTGCTGCGGCCGACTGGCAGCGGGACGCTGGTGCGGACTATCAGCTTGTCGAGATCGAGGTCCGGCAGGTTCGGGCCGCGAGTGCTGCGCTTGGCCTTGGGGGGGGGG